GATCGCCTCTGTGCAATCCCGGACTTCTGTCAACTCATTGTTATACAGTTTCCCGGTCATAATAAAATATCGCCGTTCGGAATACATCTCCACATTGCCACGCCTGCGTGCGCCTTCAGGCAGTTTTCCCTTGCAGATAATATGCAGTCCGTTGCCGCTTTTACTGTACTCAGTATAGCTGTGCAGACTCTCGACGAACTCGTCTACGAAATCCTGATTGTCTACGCAATGATCGAGGTCAACACCAAAGTACGGCGGCGCAAACATAAATCCGATGCCGTCCAGATTGAACTTCTTTATTGCCGCCACTGCAGTTTGAAAATCCGCCCAAGTGGACGGATTGTTACTCTGTGCATTTCCACCAGTGTAGGGGTTCTTCGGAAGCTTATCTCCTCCCCAGCAGACCCATTGTTTGACTTCTTTTAGTTCCTGAGGTATATTTTCGTACATTGTTCACTCCCCTTTCGCGAGATATCTACATTGTATCACAAATCTGCAGTTTATGCAATATCATATCCGCACTTTTTATAAATCCGCTTCCGTTTCTGCGCCCATCCGATAAGCATGCCAAAATTGTCTACATAATCGTACACATGCCCCCTGATCTTGTTCGGAAATTTCCGCGCAACCCTGCCGGAAGACTGGATTACTGTAACATCGTCCTTCTTCGGAGTTGTGAGGAAAAGATTGTCCAGACAAGGGATGTCAAGCCCCTCTTTCGCAAGGGCGTATGTAGCAACGATAACATCAATGTCTCCATTCTGAAGATGTTCGATCATCTGCGCCCGTGCCGCTCTGTTTACCCTTCCGACAAGCGCCATTGTCTTTTTGCCTTTATCGCATATCAATGTCGCGAGTTTCATTGCGTGATCGACCCGCTCTGTAAGCACAAGCGATGATCCGACAACACTGCATACTTCCTCAGCGATCTGCTCATTCCTGTGCTTGTCCTCAGCGATATCTGTTATCAGCGCGGAATAATTCACAGTCCCATCCCCAGAAAGAACCCGATCAAGGTTCGGAATGTAATCCGTGTCAACAAAGGTCACAACAACCGGGCAGAGATTTGCCGCCACTTGTTCCCTTGTGACTTCGTAAACCTTTGTCCCAAGCAATGCGTACATGCATCCGATCATTCCGTCTGCGCGGGTAGGCGTTGCAGTCAGTCCGAACTTATACCGCGCACGGAGGGATGATATTACCTTCCAGAACATCTGGACTTTCGCCGGACTGCCCACGCAATGATGCGCTTCATCCACAATGACCGTGTCAAACTGATTCTCGACAACGCTCAAATCCATCTTGTACATTGTCTGGACTGTTGCGAACGTAATTACATTCCCGATATCTACTTTCCCAGCAGTAATCGTGCCATAACTCCCTTCAGGAAGGTCAAACACGCTCTTTGCCCGATCCATGCTCTGATTCAGAAGCTCTCCAGTATGAGTCAGCCACAGCGTCTTGCCGCCGATCCTCGCCGCGATTTCCAGCCCCATCTGCGTTTTGCCGCTTCCGCATGGCGCAACAATCACTCCGCTCTTTTCGCGTTCTGCCGCCTTCACAGCTTCCGCCTGATAGTCATACAGCCGGATGCTTGACTTATAATCATATACCGCACGGCTCCTGTTCACCTTGTCTATGATCTTATCGAACTTCGCCCTGCGATCCCTGATGTATGACAGCATCCCGAACGGGATTCCGATCTCATTGCCCCTTCTCCACATAAGGCACATCATTCGCGGAGTATTGCCTGTCCAAAGACCCATGCGCTCCTTCTTTATGTATTCAGGATTCGCGAACGTAAGCGCATGGGTCAGGCGATCAACCATTTCAGCCGTGGGGTTTCGGATTACTATCTCCTTCCCGATCTCAGCTATCACGGCTCAGTGCCTCCTTCAGCCCAGCGATAGTGCCGGAAAAGAATGTCTTCCCGTAGAAATTACTTCCGTCAGAAATCTCGATGTCTACCAGACCATCATCGTGCATGTCCACGATAACCGAGCCCCCCCCAGCTCTGTGCACTCACTCTGATTCCGGAAACCAGAGTCCCCTGCCTTGTAGCGACAGTTGACCCGGATCCTCTTACCTGTCCAAAATATGTACTCATTTCCTTGCCTCCAAATCATAGCTTCGTTTACCAATTGTTTCATCCGCGAGGATTTTCGCATACGGAAGAAACACTATCTTGTCATTATGCAGGATGACAAATCCGCAAGATATTACATCATCACTCACCTTTGCCCTGAGCACATCGAACGCCATCCGTTGATTTGTCTCTATGCGGTCATATGAGAAATATTTACTCCGGCAAGTCTTGCAGTCCAGAGCAAGCACTCGCTTGCCGCGCATTGCTATTACATCAAATGGCTGTGCGCCATTCGTGCCCGGAGCTAAAAAATGCACCCACCATCCATCCCTTGCCAGCTTATCGCAGACTTGCCGTTCAAATCTGCTTCCTATGCGTTTATTACTCTCCATCACAAAATCGGCAGAGGGTAATATCCTGCCCTCTGCCTTCTCCTTTCTGTTATCAGAACGCAAAAGGAATTTCGTCCTTTGCATCTTCCGGCACGGGCATCCACTGATCCTTCGGCGGTTCCGGCTTTGCATCACCAATGAGCGAGTTAAACGCCGGGAGTTCCGCTTCAGCGGCAGAGCCTTTTCTCAGATAATAGTGCAACCGTGCCTTGCCATCATCATCGTGCCTGATCTGCGCCGCGCCAGCCTTGCCAGCGTATGACGCAAGGTCGAAGTTCCCATCTTCAATGCCGAACGCATCGAACAACTGTGTCAGCTTTCGGTTTGTGATTTCAGGTCTGTCCGGCAGGAACGGGATAAAATCCCACAGCAGGCGCGTCTGCCCGCTCACTTCCAGCTTGATCACAAGCATATCGTTGCCAGCGTTGGAAACCGCCTTCTCAGCGGAATTGATCCGCACGCGGTATCTCCCCGCAGGGATTTCGTCAAATGTTCTTTCTTCTCTCTTGAACTGCCAAGGCATATTATTCTCCCTCCTTCTTATTGTTTATCGTTCCAACGGATACTCTGACACTTTCCTTATCATCCGTAGTCAGACCTCCGAAAAAGACCTCCAAAAAAGCGTGGACATCATCGATTGTTCCGAACTCAAACTGCAACGAGATGTACGACTTTTCGACAGTTACCCACCAATTCATCATTCTTCAGCACCTCCTGTCTTAAACTCATTGACCTTGCAGACCTTTCGGTCATCGATCTGATTCTTCGCGTACATGTTCTGCGTGGCTTCCATCAGCAGACCTCGCTCTCCTTCCTTGTTTACAAGGATTTTTGCTACCAAATCGCAGAGTCCGCAGATGTTGTCCACAATCTTCGCGCTGATCTTCGGATATAAGCGGCTGTAACTGCTTCCGTCAGGATTCTGGAACAGCTCGACCGTCTCCCAAGCAGTCCAGAAGATGTTCTTGCCCCAGCGCTTCATGAACCGCAGGCTGTTCACCAGCTTGAACTGCATGACCTGATAATCGCCCTGCGCCGGAACACCTCTGTTCTTCCCCTTCGCGCCCAGCGATGACAGAATGCACCGCTCGAGTTCAGAGATATTGTCTACGCAGATATTCTCGTAATTCAGCTCGCCCTTCTCGAACCTCTCGTTCAGCGCGATCAGCGTGTTTGTCCAGTCCTCGAATGTGTTCACATTGTCAATCTGGATGATATCGATCTTTGACAAGTCCTTCACGACTTCCATCTTTGACATCGCATTGACAAATGTCCTGTCCACATCAAGGATCAGGGTTCTCCCTTCGCTCTGTTCCGCGATGATCCCGAGCGCAGTGGACTTCCCCACTCCCGGAGCGCAGTAAAACAGAGCCGTAATCGGTCTTGCCTTGCTCATCATCTGCTCAAGGCTCAGCGTTTCTCCCATTGTGTTCACTCCTTTCGTTCAAATCCGATATATGTCTCATTCGGATCATAGTGCTGACAAATCGGCGCATATTCGCACATCTTGCCCCAGTGATTGCAGTAGCTCGTGTTGCGATAGAACAGACTGCACCCATCCATCTCATCTACTGTCCGGCAGAGCGTATCCTTGAACTGCCGCAGTTGCTCCCAAGGTATCACGATCTCCTGCATGGCGATCTTGCTCTCAGTATCTTCGTCATACCAAGCCAAGCACCGCGCCGCGAACTCCTCGTCCGATTCCTTCTGTTTCTGCCGGATGGTAGGCTTCCGGCAGACTGTGTAATACGCCTTGTTGGTATCATACCCGATCATGTAAGTCATCAACTGCTCATCGATCCCGCGCATGTACCAGTATTCCTCGTTGATCTCGCCACTCGTTGTCTTGTGCTCGATCAGTGCGCCATCCTCGTTCAATGCATCCACACGCCCTATGATCCGGTCGCCAAGTTCCGTGTAAAAGCTGAACCAGTCCTCGATAGCCACCGGGCTGAGTTTCGGCAGGATATACTTCTTGAACGCCAGCGCCATTGCGGTTGTCTTCGGATCGTCCTGCTCGAACTCCTCCCCGCGCAGGAGGTGTTCTATCTTTTCGTGATAGCTTGTGCCCACCTCCAGCGCTTCCGATTTCTGTACAGGCGTTACTCCGTAAACATATCTCAGTTCATACATCCGCCTGCAGGACTTGTATGTCTGGATCGCGGTGTTACTGCAGTTCATCGAGAAGCCCCTGTAGTTTTTTCTTGAGGTCTTCCAACTCATCGACTTCCTTGCTCATGTCCTCGCGTGCCTTCTTCGCAAGATCTTTCAGGTACGAGTCATCGAGTCCGCTTTCAAGCGCCAGCTTGATCAGCATGTTGCCATCAGAGTTCTCGGTCAGCATCTTCACAAATTGCTTCGCCGCCTCTTCGTTCTCTTCCTTGATACCCTCGACAATCGCCTTGCAAATCACACAGAGATCTGCGGCAAGACTGCCAAGGTCGCCCCTGAGTTCCAGTCTCGATACGTGTCCATTTCTTTCTTCTACGTTGATCATTTTTGTTCCTCCCTTAAAATTGTGTCAAGCTTCGCTTGTGTTTTTACCTGAACGAAATATCGTTCACGAGTTTCGATGTGATTGATCGTTGCGCGGCTCAAGCCGCAAAGTTTCGCCATCTCGTCTTGTGTGATTTTGTGCCGCTTTCGGTACTCCACTACCCTGTCCTTATATTCATTCACATTTTATACCCTCCTTTTAGTGTAGGATGTAGGATAATGAAGCATTTTCCCTTATTATATCGCTTTGAAAAATTTTTGAAAAGAAAATAATAAGGGAAAATGCATGATCGATGCTACACTACATCAGAAGTCGCAATCGGTTAAAATCGGCTGAACACCTCCTTCCTTCAGGAATGCGCACTTGATGTAGCCCCGGATGTGTTCAATGTCCTGATCAGACAAATCCGTTTCATTCCCATCCTCATCGTGATTCGCGAACACCAGCGAACCGAGGAGTGCGATGTGTCTGTTGCTGTCAATCGCTCCAACATAGATTTCGTCTTCCG